AACATCTATGTTTTTCTTCATCTGCTTTACAGTCTTTGATATTTCCGCATATTGAAATGCTGCGTCGCCAAGCCGGTCCCATAGTTTACTTTGAACAATATCCCCGCTAATTCCCTTGAATGTTTTCAAATGTTCATTCAAGGAGGCAACGCCCTTGACAAGGTTGCCGATTACCGAAATTGACTCGGCACCGAAAATCTTTTTCAGTGTATCGGGGTCGAACTGTTCGAGCTGCCGCAAATCTTTTATAAAATCCCCGGTCGTTTTCAGGCCCAGCTTTTGCGCCTCGCCCAGTCGCAGGAAAACGTTGCGCAATCCGGTAAACGTTTTTTCTGACTTCCCGCCGCGCTGCGTCGCCACGACAATCGCCGCCGATACCTGTTCCATTGTATAGCCGAACGTTTCTGCCGCGCTGATGACATCAGGATAATAGACCGCCATTTCCCTGAGCGTCACCTCGGCAAGCTCCGACGTTTTGGCAAGAAGGTTTTGCGCATGATTTACATCTCGCAGAGAGTCGCCGTAAATCAGCATCAACTTTGTCAACGCCCGGACGTTCTGCCGCAGGTCCCCACCGAGAACCCGCGTCATCTCAATGGCTTCTTTCAGGACCTGCTTGCGGATTGTCGCAGCTAAATCGGATGCGCCCGATTGCAGGGCAAACATCGCACCGGCAATTTCCTGCCGTGATTTTCCCATCTGATTGGACAGGTGGATAACCTCGGCCTTTACCGCCCGGATATTTTTGACATTATCCCCGAGCGAAAGCAGCTCCGTCATTTCGCTTTCAAAGTCGAGCGTCGCCTGCCGCGCCCTTTTCAAATCAGCTACAATAGCAGAAACCGCTTTAGATAATCCCATAGCCAAGCCGGCGCCGGCAAAAAGGGACTTCGCCGTATTCGTGAATCCATAAAGCGTTTTTCGCGCCCGGCTCATTCCCTTGTGGAACTTCTTTGTCCGTGCCTCAACGCTTACGATTATCGCCATGTTTTTTCACCTTCGCATTATGGGCACGTGCCCAGGTTTTCAGCATTGCAATCTGTTGTTCCGCCGTCATCGGTTTCTTCTTCTCCCCATCAAACTTCATCATGAAGTCGCCAGGCGTAAACGCCTTGCCGCGCGTCCTGTGAGTGTTGGCAATCACCGAGGCGATAATGCCCGCCTGCGCATCCGCCCGCCACGGCCCGAACGGCTCTATAATTTCAAACGCCTGCCACTCGGAAAACTCCCGCGAATCAATCCGCCGTTGCGCGTCCCGAACCGTCATTCCCAGCGCAAGGGCTAACCGGAACCAGAACTTTCGTTCGGGACGCTTTCGGAGTTTTTTACCATGGCCTCGGCATCTTCCTGGGTCAGCCCGCTCAGGCGCGCCGCTACCTGGAATATCCTGTCAATCGCAGCCGCCGACTTTCCATTGAGTGCATCAACATCGGCCGGCTTGAAAATCAGGTGTCCTTCTGCGTCAACGACGGACATCACCGCCATAAGCGCTTTCAGGCCTGTCAGGTCGCCTTTCTCTTTGTCCCTGATGCCTTCGTCAAACGCATCGCGCTCAACGCCGGTCATCGTCCGGACGCGCACACTCCCTTTCCATTCCGGGATGTCAAGCGTTTCCGTCGGCAGGTCAACCGCCTTTAAAATTGCATCACGGCTTAAAGTCATCGCAATCCCTTTCCGTTACTGTTTAATTTTACGAACCTGATCCGGTACCCGAACCCGAGCCCGTGCCGCTACCCGGGAATGTAATCTCACCGGTCGCTTTGATTGTCATGCTCGCCGTCATCTTATCTTCAAGCGGCGCGCCCCAACTCCATCCGGTCATGAACCCGTCAAAGACCATGCTGCCCTGGCTGCCGGGGAATGCGATGGTTATCTCCTCGACCGCTCCGTCAACCGGCGGGTCATCATTCGGGTCATAGGCAAATTCAAGGGTCAGTTCGCCGGGGTCAGTAAGCTCCCCGGGAATAAACGTCCTCCATTTTGCCGACCCGAGATGCGACGTCTCAATCGAGGCCCGGTCCACCCCGTCATGCGCCACATTGAGAAAATGGGCCACAAACGCGCTCGTGCCGAATGTGATAGTAATCCCTGTTCCAATTGAACTCTGCATAACAAACTCCTTTCAAATAAAAAAAGCCGGTCCCGCCGACTAGTCGGAACCGGCTTGCTACAATTTGCGGGGGCGACCCGCAAAGTACACTTAGGTTTTTTTACGTATTGGTTGGCACTGATTCTTCGTACCAGACCATAAAATCTATCTTCGTTGAGAACGTGCCGCCCTGGCTCGCGTCAGTCGGCTTCTCATAATCATCAATTTCATTTTGCAGGGATATCCCCTGAATAACCGGTTTTCCTGAAGCCGCTGTGTACCCGTCCAGCAGGTTCCTCACCGCCTCTGTAACATTCCATGCCTCAAGGGATGATCTAGCATACACGGATATCTGGAAGGTCCCCTCCGCCAGTCCCGCCGGCGCGCTCAGGTGGTGATGATGCACCGTCGCGATGCGCTGATACACGACGAACGGCATATCCGCCGAACTCGGCGCCACAAGCGGATAAATCCGCGCGCCCACTAATGCATCAACCGCCGCTGAATCTTTCAATAAACTATATATTGCTGTCTTGATGCTCATATTTTCCCACCTGGTACTGCTGCGGCGATCCCCGCCACAATCTCTTTTCCGATAATCCGCTTGGCCACTTCTTTCTTTGATGCCTCCGCCGGTCGCATATACGGGTATGCCGGTTGGGTTTTCGTGCCATATTCGAGTGAGAAGGGATAATATCCGGGCGCATCGGCTGGGATGCCGAGTGCCTTCCGCGTAGGCGTTATCACCATAACGCCGATTTTAAATCGCGAACGTTTTATAGCGCGGATTTTAAGCCCCTTCTGAAGCGCCCCGGTCAGTTTATGCGGCGCAAGATTTGCCTTCGCCTGTTTTAAAACCGGCCTGGCCCCTGCCCGAATGGCCCGCCGTACAATCTTCTTCTGCACCTTATTTTCAAGCGCATCTAATTTTCGCTGTGTCGCTTTGCCGCCGACTACGCTTATGTCAATCATTAATGCCTCGGGAATATCGGGTGATGAATTAAATGCGCAACGTGAACCGCTGTGTCTTCGCCGGCGCCGGTCCCTGTCCCCGTGCCAGTCCCGCTCGAACTTCCTGAGCCCGAACCGCTGCCGCTCGAACTGCCACTTCCGCTGCCGGATGCGTCGCTATATGTAACCTCTACCGAGCATTCAAAAATCTCAGCGGGATCACCATCCGTGTCTATATTCACCCACAAAACATTATTGCCTAAACTTGCTATTGCTGGGCTAAAGTTCCAATTTGCAGTATGCTGCCAGTTATAAGCGGGCGCCTCAACGAGTTCTGCACTTTTAACACCTTCCCATCCAGAACCACCATCAACCGATATGTTGATATCAAGGTAAACCCCGTACGTACCTCTGCCGGAGATATGAACTGCGATATCGCTGATGGACCCAAGTGCATGGGCGGGAAACTTTAGCTGAATACCCGCCTGGGCTTCCGCCGATATACAATCATCAGTCCCTGGGTCGCCGGCGGGAGCTGTGCCATCGTCAATATCCGTATAAGTGCCGGAAGAGAATGTATTGTTTCCCACCCCATTCGGCGGATAATATATTGTACCCATTATCTCATCGCCTTTCGTATGCTCACATTAATCATGCACTACTCCCTGAGCCGGACCCGCTGCCGCTCGAGCTTCCGGACCCGCTGCCGCTGCCAGTCGCGTCGCTCACTTCTTCGCTACATAAGATTTCGAACATCTCATTCTTTTCATCCCGGTCCCCGATTGATTCGATGTTGAACACCCGCGAACCATATAACAATCGAAAGACCGTGTTCAACGTCCCGCTGTAATATCGAATAGTCACCCGGTGAGAGATTTCCGCCTTCACCTGCTGCGCTGCGAATAGTTCCCGGCCCTGTAGTTGCTCAAGGGCGCCCCACCTGGTCGCCGTGGTAGTCCAAGTGCGGGTTATCCCGCCTTCCCCGTCACGGGCCTCTGAGGGCCTCTGAATGGCTATCCTGTGCCTGAGCTTTCCTGCCTGCATCAATCCGCCTCATATACCCTGTATTGCCAGAGTAATGAATTAACCGCGATATTTTCTTGAAGCCGGGCCTCAATGTTCGCCTCTCGGTGCTCGAACAGATCGGCGACGTACAATTTTATGGCCGCTTTGATTCCTTCCGGTGTCGATGCTGCAGTCGCGCCGTATCCCGCGATGAACGTCACCGTCACCGCGTCTATGATTTGCCGCGTTGTCGGCCATACTTCGCCGACCGCCTCGACGATGCGCCCCGGTTCGCTTGCCTTATCAACAACATAATCCGTTGCCGTTACCGTCTGCGAATCACCCGCCGTGTCGGTGTATGTAATCGACGTTACCGATGACAG